ACCCTTTTATCCTTTAAAAAATCGTTTGTTATTCTCTCAGACTTTGATCTAAATCTCGTCATATATTTCCTCTACATCAGGCATACGGCCTATCCTGGTTAAGTACCTCGGACCAGTAGAGTAATTGAATTTTTTAAGGCCGTTACCGCCGTTAGAATCAGCCCAGCAGATATGCTTATAAGAGCAATACACACAGCCAATATGAAGCTTATAGTTGCCAGACTTACCATCAGGAATATCACTATAACAGCGAGGGGGAGGCACATCAGATTTAATAGTTGCTTTGAGAGACTCAATCCTTTCTTCTGCATTTATCATCTCCATAGAATGAACAGGACAATAACAAATCTCACCTGATGATTTATCTATTGCTACAAAGCCAGCCTTATCTAAGTTATTTGCTTTAGCATAAGCAGATATCTGTGCCATGTAACCAAATGGATCATCTGAATGAATTGTTTTTTCTTTGAATTTTTTAAAACCATAACTTGAAGCACTCTTAAAATCAATAAGAACACCATCAACTATAGCGTCTTGATGCCCAACCACACCTTTAACACTAACAGTCTTTTGCTCATCAGTAACTGTATGACCAGCAGTTCGAGAAAGAAAGATAAGAAGACATTCTAGAATATCACCGTACAAGAACTTTATTTTGTCTTGTCCTTTTAATTTCTCTTTACCCAACTTATCGCCATCTCTAACAGTGTACCATATTTTTCTGTCAGGATGACCGATAAGAGATAGTCTTAAATTTCCTCTTGATCTTTCTCTCTCTTTCAGGGAGGAGGTAACAGCATCAACTATACCTTTTACTAACTCATTAACATCTTCTTCTTTTACTCTTACTTCTTCATCACATTCAAAAATATTATAAATATCTTCAACAAGAGTATCAATAGTTTTTGCTGTTACCATATCCTAAAATAATCCAGAATTTATAATGTTTTGTTCATTAAATTCATGGTCTAAAATTTCACTAAGACTTTTGATAGCTGGCTCTAAATCCATAGGATTGTTTCCTAAAAACAAACCGTTATCATCAATATTAGTAGCCGCCACCAATGAAGAACCTCTTGTCATATTATCAGAATACTTTTCGCAGACAGGCTGTTTAAAAAAGTTACCTGTGCATATAGGTCTGCTATCAATAGAATAATTTTTAAGAATTTGTTTTGTTCTTTCTCTAAAGGCGTTCTTCTCAAACACAATTCCAAAACCAAACCATGAAGAGATACTGTTATTCTCTACCTTTTGTATTCTACAATAATCTTTATTACCAAAATATTTTATAAACGTATCCGCGTTTTTAATTCTTTGATTGTTCATATCCTCCAGCTTTTTTAGCTGGACAGAACCTAACGCACCATTCAACTCTCCTGGTCGCACGTTGTATCCTAGAGTGACAAACTCAAAAGGATTATCGTTAAAGTATTTTGTGCCTCTTGTCCAACCATGTGATCTTAGACTCAGCAAAACATTATATGTTTCAGGATCATTACAAACAACTACGCCACCCTCCATTGTTTGTATATGATGACTAAAAAATGTACTAAATGTACCTATGTCACCAAATCCTCCACAATTATTATCTCCCTGCTTTGCTCCCATAGACTCGCAGTTATCTTCAAACAATACCAAATCATAGTTATTACAAATAGAATTAATTACTTCGTAATTACAAGGATTGCCTAAAATATTAATAGCAAGAACACCTCTTACACCATCCTTTATATTGTCTTCTATTTGATCTACATTAATATTCCATGTGTCTTTATCAACGTCTACAAAAACTAAATCAATACCATACTGAATGAATGGAAAGTAAGATGTACTCCAGCCAATGGCAGGTACAATAACTTTATCTCCTTTAGATATCCATCCTCTTTCAACAGCAGCCGCCACCATTAATAGATTAGCACTACCACCACTATTGACTTGAACAGCATATGGAAATCCAAAGTGATCACAAAACTCATCTTCAAACTTTTTTACTTTTTCTCCAAAGGTAAACTTACCAGAAGCGATAACCTCATGCATTGCATCTCGCTCCTTGTTGTCCCATGTATCATGGGCTAAAGGCCAGTTAATTTTATGACACTGTGTAGTAACCATCAGGTGATTCACCTCCATTTTTATACCAATATTTTTCTGGTTGATCAGACAACAACATTTCTTTTATCAACCTGTCAAAAGTATATTCACGTTTCCAATCTAATTCTTTCTCAGCTTTAGCAGAATTACCACACAAAACATCTACTTCAGAGGGTCTGTAAAAATCAGGATTAACTACCACAACTAACCGTCTTTTCATTTTTTCGTTAACATTAGCTGTAAAATAATTTACGTATCCCTTTTGTTCTATGCCCTCACCTTCCCATAGTATAGTTTTGTTGTGTCTAATTTTGAAGCAAAGTTCTACTAACTCTTTAACACTATGTTTCTCTCCTGTTGAAAGAACATAGTCATCTGGTTTAGATGCTTGTAGCATAAGCCACATACCATTAACATAATCTTTAGCATGTCCCCAATCTCTCAGACTAGAAAGATTTCCTAACTCAAGCGGCTCAGAAGTCATATCCCAATTAGCTACATATTTAGTTACTTTTCTGGTAACAAACTCTTCTCCTCGTCTGGGACTTTCATGGTTAAATAATATTCCATTACAAGCAAACATATTGTATGCTTCACGATAATTTTTCACCGCCCAATATGCGTAGTATTTTGCTACCCCGTATGGTGAACGAGGATACATAGGAGTTGTTTCATTTTGAATTGGTTCTTGTATCTTGCCAAACAATTCACTGGAAGATGCTTGATAAAATTTGGGTATAGGACAATCCTTTATATTTCTACACGCCTCAAGCAAGCGCATTGAACCAATAGCGTTAATGTCTCCAGTGCATACAGGAGTATCAAAAGATACTTTAACATGGCTTTGTGCGGCTAAGTTATAAACTTCATCAGGTTTAATATTATTCACTATTTTATTTAAACTGGCACTATCTGTCATATCTCCTAAGTAAATAGTTACATTAGGATTATTAAGAATATGTTCTATGTTTTTTGTATTAGGCGTTGAACTACGTCTAATTAAACCATGCACATGATAACTTTTTGATAAAAGTAGTTCAGCCAGATAAGAACCATCTTGTCCAGTAATGCCTGTAATGAACGCACGTTTTGACATAAATATTTCCTTAAAAGTGTTAGTCTCCCTCCCGCACTACTAACTCAGTTGCCGCATTTCACCCAGATAGGCAACCCCTAATTGTGGTCTACTCTAGAAAGGAGATTCTTGTTCTTGAGCAGACTCACCACCACCAACTACAAAGCCACCTTTAACAGGTTCAAATTCTGAACCACTTCCACCATAAGGAACTAAGTCAACTACCTGGATAGCAATAAGATCAGTGGCTACACCTTTTTTCTTATTGTATTCCCAATCATAAGTAGAAAACTTTACGTTAACCATACTACCATTTCCGATAAGTCTGTCATCCCAGTTGTTGTTCTCGGAATCTTTAACAACAGGGGCAGTGCGCTGTGAACCATCACGCTTGTTCACTTTACGTTTTATTTTAATAAAGTCACCTCTGTCATCGTCTTTGTTTTGAACATTAAGACCAAGACTTTCAACCAGACTTTTACTATCATCGTCCAGACAAACATCAACTTGCCATACAGGTTCGTAAGTTGTATTAGGGGAAATAACGCTTGCCCAGTAAGCCTTACCAGAAATAATGTGAGTATCCATATTGTATTCTCCTTTACAGTTTACTAAGTCTAACTACTTAGCTTGATAGTTGAGTTTATAAAATATTATGACAGTTATATGTTGTCAAGATATTTTTTTAATTTTTGCACAGCGGTTTTAAAACAATATAATTCGTTTTGTGTAGCCACATATGCAGGTCTTTTAAGTTTTCCATTAGCTCGACCAAACCTTTCTTTAACAATAAGTTCAGCCGCAGTCATAAAACCTTTTAGTTGAAACGTGCCTTCTCCTTTCTTTATGATTAAAGCAAATACATCTATACTAGATTTATGTTTTGAATTAGATATTAACATCCCGTTTCTATGAGTTGTAGTCTTAACGTCAACACATATACCATCTACAGTTAGATCACCGTCATCAGTTCCTTTAGCTTTTGATTTAAGATCTAATATCATAAAATCTGTCGGGTATAAATTACATAACTTAGCAAAAGCCAGTTCAGCTTCAGCACCTATGATATCTATTATCTGTGTGTCCGATACAGCATTATCATATATACCCGCACCTCTGTTTCTTTTATTACGTGATCTACCTATGAACGAACTAATCTGTAGTTCAGCAGGAGTTAAATTTATTAATGCGTCTGCGACCAGTTGTGGCCTACTTTGTATTCGCTGTCGAGTGGACATTTGATGCCTAACCTCTCTTGAGTTTTCCTCATCGCCAATTTGGTTAGCTTGCCAAATTCTTCAGCCTGTTCTTTATTTATTTCATGTTGGTATTCATCATGTATTGATGCAACAAGACGCGCTTTCATTTGCGTATACGATAATAAATCATGTATGTCAACTAACCATTGCTTGCATATTACTGCACCAGCCCCTTGTATCAAAAGATTTACTGCAGAATGTTTATTTCGCACGATTAGTTTTCTTCCATCCAACCCTATCAGATATCCTCTGTTGGATGCAGCATCGACTTTTTGTCTCAGCGTTGCCAAGGCTGGCACGTTAGACAAGAACGTATCTATCAGTCTCTGACCATCCTGTGCCGTGCCGCCTACCACAGTGCCGATTTTAGCCGCCCCTGCACCATAAATAAAAGCATAGATAAACGTCTTTGCCTGATCGCGTGTCTCTAATCCTGCCGCATGTTGATTAGCTGTATGTATATCACCGTCAACAACATCACTGGTAAACTTACTATCTTCCAAGTAGTGTGCTAACGCACGTAACTCCAGAGAAGAAGCATCGCAGCCGACAAGAAGATTAGATGCATCTCCAGTAGTCCAGCATTCTCTGCATTCCTTACCATACGGCGAATAACTAGCTGGCACCTGCGCCATATTCGGAGAATGATGCGCCATTCTTCCAGAGATTGCACGTAACGTAAGAACTTGTCCATGTACTTTTCCATCATCTTGAACTGCATCTATCCATGATTGTATTTGCGCTATCCTTTTACGAAGCATGAGAAACTCTGCTATCTTCTTTGCTTCAGGTAAGTCCACATCTTTTAACACACCTTCATCAACGATAGGATGCCCCTTGTCTGTAAACTTTTTAGGCTTCCAGCCTCTAGACAAAAGTCTTTTAACTATCTGTTGTCTGGAAGACAAATTAAATTTTTGATAATCAATCAGAGAATGAACACCGCCCACGGTAGATAAATCTTCTATATGTTTTAATCCGACTGAGGATAAAGAACCATCCTTTTTAATTTTAGGTGTAACCTCTCTGATAAAAACAGGTATGGGTGGGAACATATCTGTTACTTCTTTTTCAATCTTATCCGACTGATCTTTTAGTCTTGCAACTAGACATGTTGCTTTCTGCATGTCCAAAGCAAAACCATTTCTTTCTTGTTGAGAAACTAATTTTCTAACTTCATATTCCAAGTCTATGCACTGTCTACGAACAGACTGCATCTCTGATTGCAAAGAGATGTAAACTCTTTCGGTAAGTTCCACATCACGAATGCAGTAGTCTATCATTTCTTGAGACAGGCAAGAGAAGTCGTGGAAGTCTATCTTACCAAAGCCTAACCTTTGCCCCCAGGATTCTAAAGAATGCCCACCATCTCTTACAGGATCAGATAACTGTGATAAAATCAGAGTGTCCTCTATACGATCTAAATCAATACTGACTGAAGTAAGTTTGTTGAGGACATGGGCATCAAAAGATATACCGTTGTGCATGATAAATTTAGATACACGCTTTGCAAACAGAGGAAATGTTTCATAGCACTGTTGTTCTTTCCAGACATGTATCTTACCTGACTCACGCTCTTTGGCTACGATGCAAAATATTTCTGTTGCATTTAAATCATCAGTCTCAATATCTAGGACAACTTCCATGTCTACAGTTCTCCGCTTGAACTATCTCCCTCTGGATCATCTCCTAGATTGTGTACCTCTGTCAACCTTCCTGTATCTTTATTAAAAAATAAATGAGAAGCCACACCAGTATCCCCAGCGTATCTGTTCTTCAATACTCTGATGGTTGTTGTGTTAGCTATGTTAGGGTCATCAGATTGTTGATCACGCTCCATAGCCACCACTGCATCACTGAGTTGTGCTATACTTTGACTACCTCTAAGGTGGGACAGACTAACCTCTCTGCCATTCTCATGCCCATTGTCACCCTGTGCGCGGCGTAGGTGAGAGACAAGAAGCATAGCTACATTTGTCTCCTCTACAATCGATCTTAACTTAGTCATCAGATTATCAATGTTCCTACGCTCGTCATCTCCCTCCAAACCAGAAACTAATATCGATAAGTGATCTAAGAATATCCACTTACAGTCTAATGCTTTGACCATGTACCTGACTCTTGAAAGTATTTCATCAGTCTTCATACTTCCAAAATGATCGAAGGCATAAAATCTTCTTGTTCCTACAGTAGCCTCTTGCCATTTGCGAAGATCATTCATGCTGAACTGGTCACGCACCTCACGAATGTACAACCTGGCATTAGCCTCGACTGACATAAGGTGAAAGATAGTTGACCTTACATTCTCCTCTAAAGATATTACACCTATGTTTTCTTCTGTGTTATTCAGCACATGGTGCATAAGTTCACGCATAACACTTGACTTACCAGTGCCTGTACCAGCCGTGAAGGTTACAAGTTCACCTGTGCGTATGCCATACAGCTTCTCATTCAAACCCTCGAATGGATACAGACAGGTTTTATAACTACCCTCATCGTACAGGCCATCACCCATGTCAGCCAGATTAAGAATGCCAGCAGGGGTATACACCTTGGCATTCCACCATGCCTGAGAGAACTGCTCACGCTTACCTCCCTGCAAATATTCTGACGCATCCTTACCATCTGTCATACAGACAATGCGGCAAGTATTAGGTTCAAACAATGCGGCTACTTGCTGCGCTGCTTTCTTCCCTTTCTCGTCTGCATCAAAACACAAGACAACATTATCAAACTTTGAAAGATATTCTAGGTTAGCTTTACAATCTTTGAGTGCAGACTGAACGCCGTTTTTGATAGACAACACAGGCCATTTACTTCCAAGCATTTCAAATGCTGATAGTGCATCTAACTCACCCTCACAGATTGTAACGTATTTACCACCAGAATTGAAAAGGTTTTGACCAAACAAAACACCTCGTCCTAATGCACCCACTGGTTCAGCAGGAAAGTCTTTCGTTTCCACGATACGAATTTTATCAGCTATATGATTACCGTTAGAATCGTAGTAAGGGTAGCGGTGTTTTATTATAACACCTTCCTGATTTTTAACTGTTCTAACATTGTATTTTTTACAGGTGTTTGATGATATCTTTCTATCTGGTATTGATGTTACTACACCTTCAGTAGATTTTAATGGGGTGACATTGGTGGTGATGGGTTTAGACATGACAGAGTAATCTCCTTCTCCTTCAAATCTTGTCTGACAACTAAAACAATATTCGTGTCCGTCAGAATACAACGCTCTTGCATCTGATGAACCACAACTATCGCATGGCCTGTGCGCTTCAATCAGTACGCTCTCCTTGCTGTCCATGTAATTAACCTCTGGGTTATTAATTAATAATTAATTATCATATTTTAAAATATAAGTCAATAATATATTTTATATATTATAATCAATAACTTAAAAAACGGTTCACGTATGAGAGAGATATACTAAAAAATTATTCACGTATGAGGAAGATTTATATAAATATTAACAATCCTGTTCATCCATGATGTTAGACACAAAAGAAAAATCACCGGATTTTATTTCATCTGTTTCCTCTGTGGCTAACTTCCTTGCTTCCTTTCTTGAGTAACCTTCTTCTAAGTATAAATCTAGTAATTCTTTATAGATTGTTTTCCTGTCTTTCTCCCATAGATTCTTCATTTCCCCTGTCCACGATATGGTTTCCAATCTCTTTTTTTATGTTTATTTTTAGGATTAGTATTAATCGAGTGACCTATACTTGTCTGCATGTGTCTTGTTATTTCAATCTTATCTTTTAATCCTATTCCTTTCTTGATTGCCATTAATGTATTACCTTTTCATTTTTATTATTATTATTTGTTAACGCTTTCCAACTTTCAGGAAACAGTTTACGAATTATTTTATTCCACTCCCTAGCCAGTTCTTTAATTTCTTCCTGTGCGGTGTCTTCACTACGTAGATTATACGCTCTGGAAAATGCAGCCAATGAACCTGTAACGTAATAACTTGTAAACATTGCTTGAGGTAAAACCATCCTGGCTTGTTCAGGACAAATATTTAATGATAACAATGACTTATAAGTTTGCACACAGGTGCTGTATAATTCTTTTGGACTATGTGTGATCTGGTCTAAGGCGCGGTACACTCCATCAACAAACCAAATTTTTTCATCTAATTCTTTTTCTGTAAGACCATTTTTATCAGAACCTTGTTTAATATTCTCAGCCCTAAATCTCCACACTTCAGGAGAATAAAAATCAGGATCATCATCCACATATCTTCTACTTACTTCGTTATAAGTAAAACCAATGGTGTGTTTAAATCTTTGCCGCGCAACAAAAATAGGCACAGTCTCTCTTAAAGTAATCGAACAGTGAGTGAAGGGTGTAAAGTGATTATGCTTCGCTAGATACTTAATTAATTTTATATCTTTTTCGTGTAGTTCTTTTTCACTAAAAGCCTGTATATTTCTTTTCCAAGAGGATTGTTTATCAAAAGAAACCCTGGCGGCATTGACAACTGTAAGATCGTCACCTAAGTTAGCTATAAGTTCAACCTTCATTAAGTTTCCTATCCGATATTTGTTCTAGTTTATTCTCTAAATAGTCTACTCTTTTTCGTAAGTAATTGTTCTCTTCAGCCAGTTCCGCTATACGTTTATAATTAGAGTAAGTTGAGGAAGTCATCTGAGCTATTTGAGCTTTTAAAAGTTTTATAGTTGATACATGATCCATCTTGTTTACCTGTGTTTATAAAATTTTTTCACTTCATCTCGTAATATTTTTACTCGTGTTGATAAATCATGTAGCTTTTGTTCCTGTGCTAAGTTTAAAAAAGTAATATCAGTTATCCTGTCTAAAATTTCATTTAAAGTTGCCACTATGTAAGCATCGTTATCCTTGTCCTGCTCTTTTATTACGCACAAACTTCTCTCAACCCCACTTGGGTCTATCAGTTTTCTTTCATTACGACATAGTGATAAATCTTTTATAACTTCACTCAGATTATAACTCATTATACATTGTCTCCAAAGCCAAATTCAGGATACTCTTTAGATTTAACGACACTTTTATGGCCTTTATCGTTAAACTTTCTCTGAAAAAAAGGTACATTACTATATTCTTTTAATTCTTTTTGTATTACTTCTAAATCTTTAAGTATATATTTTATGTATTCTTCATCTATACTTCTAAAAGATTTTGAATTTAAAGAATTAAAAATTAATTCTTTTAAAGGTACGCTTCTTAATATAGACGGTGGGTTGTCTAACTCATTTTTATATAAGGATATGTTAGAACCATCCTTTTGACGTTCATATTTTAGTATAACTTCCTCTACAATTTTAATCTTATTCACAACTCTACTCCCTGATAATAAAATAATAAAATAAGAGAGGCAGGTCTATTAATTTAAATAAACCTGCCCCTGACAACTAGTGAACACTTCTTAAAGAATCGGGGATGTTTTCTTGTTCATCATGCCACTCTTCAAGGCCGTTCAGAAAGTCATTTATGTCATCCAGATCTAACTCTTCTACATGGTTAGCATCTGCGACACCTAGAAGATAATCTCTCATGTACGAGGGGATTTCTTCGTGTGATTTATATTTATAAACCATTTTAACTTCCTTTCTAATTGTTGTTAAGCTGCTTCAAGAAACTCTTCAAACACTTTAGACTTAAACCATTTGCGTACAGTCTCTTGCCGCTTAAATAAACTATCATTATCCGCGTTGCTACGCAATGGGAACCGCTTATCATTGTGACTAGCATAGTGTGTCATAGCTGAAGTAACAGCAAACACATTGTTACCTCTGTTATAAACCTCATCCGCATACTGAGCATACAGTCTATCTGCTAAAGTATTTTTTCTTTGTAGGTTTTGATTCTTAGTTAACTCAGAAAACAAAAGCCTGACATTGTGTAGAGGACCGATCCTAGTATCTGCCCACTGTTGATGCATCTTAACCACACTTTTATAGTTAACCATGCAATCTTGGAAAGCAGATATGAAGCCGTCTATAGTAAAGTTCTTTGTGTGTTTACGTTTGGTTACATCGTAGTTACCTACAATCATACCATTAGTGCAGAAAGTATCTATCAATCCACCATAAAAGACTACAGATGATGAACCATTAAAAGTATTCTTGAGAATAAATCTAAGGACCATATCTGTTTTGTGACCTACATCTGTCTCTACAGATTTTTTAATAGTAGGAAATATATACTCTGCATGACACACCGCGCCATTTTTAGAGATATGGTCTTTTATCTGTACGTTTTCTAACACAGATGGATCAAAGTAATTAATCATCTGTTCTTGCAGAGGCATAAGTACTTCTTCATTCTCTACTATTCTATAGTTAGACTTTACTATAGAGAGGCAAACGTCAGGTCCAATAACACCATCACCGCGAGTTAACATCTTGTAGTTTTCAGCATCGCAGCCTGTGCATTTACCTATTACATTCTGATCAAACACTTTAAAAAATATTTCTCTGTCGTTCGTGGTAGTAAGATGGTCTAACATTTTTTATCTCCTGTTTGTTAGCTTATAGTTTAAGATGGAATAACTTTTCTAAATTATTTATTTTACTTTCTAACATTTTTATCTTTTCATGTAAAGCCTCTATATCAACTTTGTTTACCTGAACTTCTAAAAGATTATTGTCCATCATTGCCGCGTGTTCTTCCAGTTTAGCTGTATGCTCCGCGTCAGTGACAGCTCCTTTGATGCCTACTGCGGCACCACCAGCTAAAAGTATTGGCGCACAACCACCAACCACCACCATTAGCAAAGTTAGTAACAGCATGTGTGCAGATATGAACTTTTTCATTTCTTCACTCCTTTACCTATCCATGAATAAATAGTTATTTCTCTGTCCCTGTTAGCAGTCTCGCCTACCACAGGGCATCGTGTGATAATAATATTATCTTTCGTGCCTACTACTAAATTAATCATCTCAGCTATAAATTCTTTCTTGGCTTTTTCTCCTTCCTCTTTCCAAAATATTCGGGAGCATACATTCTCTCTTCGATATGAAGGGGCATACTCTATGTATGCTGTTACCTGTTCTTTACGTCCCATGTCAGCGTCTACGTTATCTTTTAGAACGTCTATGCTACTTACTACGGTCATAAATCTTCTCCTGGGTCTTCACTTTCCCAATCTAATTGACTTTGTCTATAGTTGTACACAAACTTTTTATATCGTTCTTTACGATGCTCCTCACAACGCCACCAAATAGGTAAAGGTTTTATATTTTTTTCTAAACACTTCTTCCAATCATCGTATGTTATGTTTTCCATTATCTCTTTTCCTGTATCTCATAACTATTTCAAAAATTGCGTCACTGTATCTTGCTGCCAATGCCATTATCATATTTTGTTCTCTGCCTGTTAGCTCCGAATACATTATCCCATACGTTAAAAAATTAGTGTACATAGCTTCAAATGTATCTGTTGTTATGTCTCGCTTTATTAAATCTTTAGTTTCCTCATCTATACTTTTCATTTCTTAACGCCTCATCCTTCTGGCTGTGCTTCCTTTTTTCTCTTGCTGTTTCTTCTTCGTCGGTTCTTTTCTCTGTGGTGTAACAGATTTTTTAATGTACCATCCAACTGCCACACCCGCGCCATAGCATAGAGCTGCTGTGGCTATTAATATTGCAAAACATGTGTTAGTCATATCAACCACCTTTTTCATCAGTTGCCTGTAAGAATACATCTTCGCGCCACATTTCATAACTTTCTTCTGAGAATGTTTTTTCTTGTATCTCCGAAAACTCTTTCTTTCCATAACCTAACCTGTCCCAGATAATTTTTCTGTTGTTTAAATGACTTTCCTTAATCTCTTCTTTTGATTGTCCTTCGTACTTTACCGCATAATTTCTAACTAATAACGCACTGTTTAAAGTAGTTTGTCTGTCTGTCCAAGGATCATAAATCCAAAACTGACCGAGTATCCTACCAAACTTTCCTTTCCTGCTTTTACTTAAACTTGTAGACAGGTGTTGTATTGACCCTTCTTTCATAAAATCTTTAACCAATGCTTTAGACATTAAGCCAAAGTATTTTTCTACCTTGTCTCTTGTCCTGCATTCTGGCGTGTCTATGCCATACAATCTTATACGTTGATTGTTTAGCCATACTCCGAAGCCTAGATCAATGTCTACGTCTACGGTATCACCGTCTACTACTCTGATTATTTTTGCTTTGTATTTGTACATTTCTTTTCTTTCTTTGCTGGTGGTTTCTCTATGTATTTGATTTCAACTGGGTTAGTTATATGCGCCACTGCAGAATGCGTATTCGTTACAAATATTTTACTTCTATCTGTTAGTTCCTTTTTTTTCATTAGTCTATAAACCCTTCGCCTTTCTTCCAGTGATGCCATCTATGACTAAACACAAGCCATATTAATGTGAATAAATTATCTGCTTTGTATGTTCCATTTTTTACTTTCAATTCATACATTTGTTTTTCTTTCTATCTCTGCTGTTAAATATTTAAACTGTTCTGCTGTTAGTACGTCACTCATTATCTGTGTGAATGTCCTAGTTTCTATTCTGTTACCTAGCATCTTATCCTTGACATTACACAACGCTGTCATAGTTTTAATTACTAGGTTATGCATATTACTTTTCCTTGTCATTAGTATCCTCTAAGCCAGTACGAATATCAGCTTGAGTACCTGTTAAAATTGCATTAACAATTTTTAAAATATAAATTATGTGAGCTGCAGCATCTACTTGTAGTTCATCTGGGTCGTCGTCGTACACTGGATCTAGCCATTCATCTAAAAATCCCAGTTCTTCTGCTATTTGTAACGTGTCATCAAAAGACATACCTTTCAGTGTTTTCTCTATCTTTTCTATGTCAATCATACCAATTTGCTCCTAATAATATTATGCTTGCTTCGTTTTCATCTCCGACAATTTCTACTAGCTGTTCCTTACTTTCAGCATAGGACAGGACGCCGTCAAAGTATTGATAACAAACTTGTTCTACCAGTTCCTGACTATCAGTTTTCATTGTACTAGATCCTGTAAATTATCGGGATAGCTATAAACTTCCTCTGTCATTAACTCGAATCCATCCCAGCAAACATCATCTATTACCCTTTTTTTGTTATCATCAATCCAATTATTAACTTTTTTAATTCCATAACTTATATATAAAAAGTCTAAAAGTTCCATGTTGCATCGCTCTCTATATGATGCACACTCGCCCTCCATATCCATTTGCCAGTTAGTCAAAATAAACTTAGTAGAAAAATATTCTAGAACAGTTATAGGTTTAGTTTTCTGCATGTTCATCTTGCACCTCACCTTTTATAATTACTCTGTAGCTGTCTCGGTTCATACACATAGTCCTGACTTTAGCTGGTTTCACTATCTCACCTATATGAAACTCGCACGTATTCCGTAGCGTCGATACTTCGTAATGATAGTCATACTCTGGGTAAAAAGATACTACATTTTTGTTATCGCTACTAAAGTTATAGCCTTGTTTTTTTGTTCGCTTTTCAATTAATGTGACTATTTTCTTTTCCATGATATTCTTTTCCTATTTTGCTGGGTGTTTTCCATGACAGTACAGGCACTGAAATGACTGGTATGTTGCTAGGCTTTAATGTTTCAAAGTCACAAGCGATATAATCACTATCGCGTAGATGTTTTTGTATACCTACACTTTCCAAATATTGTACTGCCAAGTGTGCTGTTTCATAATCTTGATATGAGTTACCTATCTGGGCAAGCATGTGTGTATCGCGAAATATGCCTATCACAAATCTTTTTTTGCGCCATATCTCTTGCTCCTCTTGGTATGTGGGTTTTATATATCTACTTTTTTTAATTGTCATCTATCAATTCCTCTATAAGTAATTCAAGTTCTTCAGCGCAAATTCCACACCGCCAGCCCTCGACTTTTTCATTGTATACTGCATAACGGTTTACATATCTACCTGTTCCGAATGAACATAGGCTACCACAATCTACGCATATTTCAGTTTCAAAAGTGTTTGTTGGTTCACACATTGTTAATAATACCTCTTTATGTCATCGTATTCTAAAACTTCTGGATTATGTTTTAGCCAGTACTTTTCATGTTCTGTCAGCGTATGCTTCTCGATATTCTCAGCGTCAGGAAAATCTTCTTTTAAATCTTCTATTGTTTCATAATCTGCCCTATAGTATGTCACACCCTCACCACCGCAATTTTCGCACTCATACGCTCTTTCCCAATCACCATTTTCAACGCCGTATATTTTCCCCGTGCCGTAGCACTCGAAGCATTCGACCGTGAATTTGTAAAGCATTGTTCTTCATCCTGTGTTGTTTGTAACTGTAGTATGCTTATAAATGTGTCATAACTAAGGCAATGTTTCATCTTTCTGCTCTGCCTGATTTTAATATTCTAGTCGCTAAACTTTCTTTTACGATCGGTTTTCCATCCATGATATACTTAATCCAGTTTTTAACGTCTTTTTTATTCATGGCTATATCAACCGAGTTATTAAGATGTTGGTCCTCTATTTGATCAAATAAAGTTTTATAATATTTAATAGCCATTGTCTTAATTCCTTTCTATGGTTTAGTGTAATGGGTAGGTTACTGAATAAACATTGTTATCCCAACACTTTCTGCATGGTCCGCACATGTTGTCATTTTGTATGGCGTGGCATGTTTGATTGTTCTTAGTTGTTACGCCTGACACATGCTTCCACCTTGGTTTAAATTTACCATTAACGTATACACTACTATGGCGGATAACCATATTGCTAGGTGTTGGTCGATCGCTTTTAGCTACCGTTTGACTTTCTTGTGTAGGTATCCAATGCTTCAAGAATGGTGTTTGTTCTGCTACGTCATAGAGTAAATGTAAATGCCACACGTCTAGTAAATCTCCGCTATCGTGCCATCGCATATATGCTACGTCATAGTGTGCCATTGTATGTATATCTTCCCATTCAATATCATCAGGCATTCTATGTTCATTGCAATAAAAGCAGTCTAGATGGTCAATTAATGCCTCTTTAAATTGTTTGTTGTAGGCATGCTTTAAATGAAACACCATAGCCTCTACCCATTTTGGATGATATAAACCCACAAGTCTCGTGGTTTGTGCTATCTGTACACTTGGGTATGTGTAGTTGCCTCTATCATCAGCATAGCAGCCATGACATGATGTCCCTTCTACTTTTGACAGTACAGCACCAATGGCACAACCATATTGTAATGGGACAGGTAAGCCACGTTGCTTACATATTGACGGTACAAATGAAGCTTTACTTGCTGGTAAACCATAGGAATTTCCTGGCATTTTGCTTGGCTTGCCTAGCGAACCAGTGATTTCTCGCGCTTGTTTTAATGTAGTTATAGCCATTTGTTCAACTCCAGTGTTATATATGCAAGATAACAAAATAATATTAGTAATGTAATTAATATTAAAACTTCTATCATGTCAATCTCTGTTTAAATTGCTGCCCATATTCCGAAATAATAATCTCCTAGTACAGCAAGCGCGTATGTCACGATCGCCGCAGATATTGTTATCATTACAGTTTTAAAATCAAACATTGGTTTACTCCTCAAATCAGTTTCACTAGTGTAATCAGTCTAGCCTACTCGATGCATAGCAGTCTATACCCTCACTTTTCAATACTTCACATGCTGCGTTAGCAAATGCTGTTTTTCTTTCTACGCTTTGATTATAAGAGATAATGCTTAGACTTAATCCGCCATAGTAATGTTTAGTAAATCCTGCATTCTTTTTTGCCCAATGTGCGAACGAGGTATTACCCTTAACGAGATGTATACTAGCAAAGCCACACGCTCCCTCGGCAACGTGCCATTGTTTGTTTGACTGTACATCTTTAACGATCATAGGCATTGGACAAGCTTCAACAGCGGCTTTATGTCCCGCTTTTATTGCACGCTCCCATATAATCTTAAACTTTGCATAGCGTTCCAAACGCTCTATTTTTTCAGCGCGTATCTTCTCACGTAATGAATTATATTTTGGTTTCATTGGTACGGTTTTCATTTCACTTGATAATTTCAATATTGTCATTAGTCTAATCTCCTTAGTTGGTTAATAAGTAAAGCCTACTTCTAATTCTCTTAACTCTTTTTTTAGCCATTCGTTTATTTCTCTTATTTCTCTGGCAAAGTCATGTTTCTCTGGCAAAGTCATTAAAATCTCGTTGTTTTCTACAGCTTTCCTTAGTTCTTCTTGTTTTTTATACACTCTCTTCAAGTCTTCACTTGTCATTATTGAACCATCTCGCTTTCTGAATACTGCCATTGTCTTTTCCTTAGTTGGTGGTTGTGGGGAAGCTTTGACTTGATACGTATTCAATATCATGCCCAAGCTTTATCATGGTTTTAATGTGGTCACTTGTAAAAGTATCTACTTCTATAAATTCCGCTATAGCCTTAGCGGCTTTATTTACAGGATAAAACCCCGATGATCCTATATTCTGTTTGTGAATTAGTTTGATTTTCATTTCTTTGTTTCCTTAGTTTGAATTGGTAGTGGCCATGTTATGGCACGTGGAGCATATGAAGTCAAATATAAATTAATTACACTACAAATGATGTTTCGAGCCGCAATTATAGAATTTTAAAATAAAAAAAAAGGAGCGGTAAAAACCGCCCCAAGTTTGAACTATGTGAATGTCTGAATTTATTTAGAAGATTTAATCAGTGCGTTCTTAATTTTGTTTTGAACGTTAGCTGGTAGTTTTTCAAATTGAGATTTTAATTCAGTGTTGTCTAGACCAGCAATTGAGTTGATGAAATTAGCGGCTTGTTTGATTTCATTTGATTTAAGCATCGGCTTAATATCCTTTAAGTTGGTTAATGTTAACGTGTTCGTACTAGGAAGACGATCTAACTCAAATATTCTTCCAAACTTTTTTTATTTTTTTTTAAAATAATCATTCCAATTAATTTGAGCAGTGATGTTTAAACAAATTAATAGGGGATGGGTGGGGGATATCTGCCGATCGAGGGAGGGTATATTTATATATTAAAAGACAGGCCTTCATATATAAAATTATTTATATTCTTTTTTTAGTTTAAAAAGGCCTGAAAAATTTATGTTAACGCCTAGAAAGCATTTCGGGCCGCAATGTGGAAATTTTCTGGGCGTAATTTATATAGACCCATACAAAAAAATTTTGCCGCGCTGTAGTATATATATATGCCCCTGACATATATAGACCAAAAATATAAGGCTTGCTAACAATCCTAAAATTTACACAAAAAAAGAGGTGCATCCAATCTAGGAAACACCCCCTTAGTTTATTTTTAGCAATTTGTGCATAGTAAAATTATATTTTAAAATGCGGCTTACTAAACTTTCTTCTTTTTCTTACCCCCACGACGAAGCTTTTTTAAATCAGCAGCATAATTACATACACACATCATCATATAAAACATTCTTTGAACGACGATAATTATTTAATGCCGCGCCATCCATAGATGATATATCTTCTTTAAAACATGTTAGTCTATTAACTATCTTGGATATTGTAGTACCT